TAAAATGGAATCCCAATGCAGAGATTGTTTTCATTCCATAGCTCTTTAAGAGTTTTGCAATCTATTCTTGGATAATAATAGAAACCATTCGTGCTGGCGACTGTAGAGATTTTAATCAGATCTTTATAGCCTTCAGTGTTTTTAATGAATACTATTACTTTGTGCTCTTTATCTCTTGAGTCGGCAGTCTTGTTGTCGATATCGTCGCAAATAGTCAAGCGAAGGCCAAACCTTAAATTTATTTTAGCATCTTCACAGGACTTATACGCTTCTAGAAAACCAGAAATAGAATCATCTACTAGATATAAGTTCTCTAGCTTTAGCTTTTTAGCAATGTCTAATATAGAACTTGGCTCGTCCGCCTCGCTAGACCCAGCCTTGGCAAGCGTTAGGATAGACTTACCAAGGCTATAATGGGATTTAAAAAGCGGGATCGCTGAATACTCCATGAGGCAGTATGCGCTGTCCTGCCCAGAAGTCAATCAAAAAGTTGGGTCATCCTTGCGCCAGTACGGGCATCCAGAATATTCTTTTTTATTTACTAGCTTCACTTTGGGATCGTTTATCAAAGATTCTTTATTGAAAGAAGACTTTATAAATTTATCGTTTTCATCAACTCCAATGTAAAAAGTCGCTGGCATGCGAGATGGGCATATCCACTTACCTTGAACATCGCTCCCACACATCCATCGCTTCTTTGGGCTACTTGCAGCAAGATTTGCGGTGGCCGTCTTCTCATCGAAAGAATTTATATATCCAGCAACATAGCTCAAATAAGACTTGAATCCTTCTAATTGCTCTGCTGTTGGCTTCGGAGCCTCTTGAATCGGCTGCTTCTTGAACTTAAGAAAAATAAAAGAAACATCTGGAATGTAACCCTTTGTCTTAAATACAGCCAAAGAATACATTAAGTTTTGCAGATTGAAATCGATTTCTTCTTTAGAGAATTTTCCTTTGCTTGACTTATAGTCGTAAATCTTATAATTGGTATCGTTAAATTTTGCAAGCTTATCAATAAAGCCATTAATAATATAATCATCTTCCTCTAGCTTGAACTCAGATTCGGCTTCGACAAGAATAGCCCCGCTGCAAAAGAAGTCGCTTTGAAGACCAGTCTGGATCATGGAGTAGATTAGATCCAAATTTTCTTCATCGTCTACTTTTAGCTTTTTAGCGTTTTTTAATATTAATCTATGGATGGATGGATTTTTAATGACGCCAGCTTTGCCAGAACATAGATCATCAAAGTATTTTTTATGCCTATCAGTTAAGAGAAGCTCAAAAATCAAATGACAAATAGTGCCTCTCGAAGCTCCAGAATTAGAAATATCAGGAAGCTTAAGAATATACTTAGTATAGTAAAGCCAACTGCAACCCTCAATAGTCTTAATCTTGCTGGCGCTAAGTTTTACCTTTTCGGTTTTTATTTGATTGAGTTGTGCCATTCTATGATCTTGTTTTTATCTTTCAGGTGCATGTCTCCAAAGTCTTTAGCCCCATTAGGAAGGCCAATTTTGACTTGAGAACTATCAAAGTAATTCATCAAAGTTTGTCTGGCTGTTTCTGCTGCTCTGTTACCTGCTCCAGTAAGTAAGCCATCATTATTAAAAGCTATGACAATTTTCTTAGGATTTAAAGATATCAGAGAATATATTATCGCGCTGCTTATGTTAAGTCCAAAAGAAACAATTACATTCTTGACGCCATTTTCTCTTAAAGCAAGCATATCTCCTATGCTTTCGACTAGGATTATATTCTCGTTAGCTTTAAGATCTTTAACGTTAACCTTTGCTGGATAAACCCACTCTTTCTTGTCTCCCAGCAACTTCCATTTCGGTCTGCCTTCCATCAACGTCTTAGATACGTCTCTGCCAGCAAATCCTATTACTTCATCTTTATTGTTAAAGATTGGAAAAACATATCTATTAAACATCTTTCCTCCAGTGGCGACTCCTCCTTGGAAAGGCTCCAAGGTAGAGGCTGAGATGCCACGATCAATCCAATAAGAGTTATCTCTTAATAGCTTTATTAATAAAGACTTGTCAAAAGTAGAAGTCTGTTTTATTGTTGGTTTTGGCCGATCTTCTTCTCTATAAGAAGTGTCTATACCTTTGGCTGAAATCCAGTTCTTTGCTTCGTCGATGGACTTCAGTTTTAATGTCAGCCTAACTAGATCCTCTAAAGATCCACTGATATTTTCTTTGAAGTCAACCCACTGCCCAGAGTTCTTCCATATTCTTAGAACATGATCGTTATCTGAATCTCTATATAAAGGCCTTGTTCTATATTCTTTACCATGATCAGTTAGAACATAACCTATATCTTGAAGAATTACCCTGACGGATTCGCAGTCATTCATAAAAAAATATCAAAGCACTTCGCCATCCGAATCTGAATCATCTAGCTCTGGACGCAAAGCTCTAGCCTCTACGATATCAGATAAAGTGCCGCGCTCTTCTACATTGAAGTTGGAGATATTAAAGCTGATAAAATTAGGCTGATATCTTACTGATCTGCCTTCTTGAATTCTTACAAGGTCATGGTGGCCTTGAGAATCTCTACCTTGAAATCGAGTAGCAAGCGGAATCATTTTATGAGATCCGAACTCTTGACCGTCTTCAGCAATCTCTTCAACAGTCTTACGCCTGAAGATTGCAACGTATGAAGCGTACCACTGCAAGCGATCAGATTGAGAGATTGCGCTACTATCGTCAACGCCATTCTCTGCGCTGCGATTCAATTGGCAAGCTGTCAGAATTGGAACATTTAACTCAAGAGAAAGCTCTTTCAATGAATTAACTTTTTCGCCAATTAATTGATATTCTTGCTTGTTCTTGTCAGACTCTCCAGTTAGCTTAATATAATCATAAATGATTACGCATTGATTGCCGCGACCAACTTTAGAAAAGTACCAGCGTTTTACAATAGAAACAATTTCTTCGATTGGCTTTCCAGCAACCTGAAGATGATCGACTTGATTGCTCACGCTTTTAATTACAGTTTTGCTTTCTTCGAATTTAGTATAAAGCTGAGCATTCTTTTTCCAGTTGCCGGTTTCAAGATGCCATACTGGAATACCAGTAAGAGATGAAGCTATTCTGAACTTCATGTCTATTGTAGACATTTCTGTGTCAAGAACAAGAGCTTTGCATCCTTTGTTAATACTTGTTACTTTAATAGCGAGATCATTAAGGATTGTAGATTTGCCATGCTTTGGGCGACTTACCCAAGCGTAAAGATTACCGGGGCGAATGCCGCCATATAAACGATTGAAGTTATCGTATGGGGTTTGAAGGCCATTTTCAGAGATGGGATTATTTCCTCTCTCTTCAATTATTTCAATAATGTTGTTGGTGACATCTTCTGGTTTATTATTCTCGTTGGTGTAAACGCAGATCTTACTATTGTATATTTTATCTGCTTCGGTGATGATTTCTTCGATTGGCTTTTCAGCACAATTATGAGCAAAGGCTTTGATCTCTTGGCCTGTAGCTTCGATCTCTCTTCGGATTCTATACTTTACAAGCTCTTTAGCAGCTTCAATCAAGCCTTGCTTCGTAGTTGGGATAAGGCATACGCTATTGACATAATTAAAAATATCAATTGACTGATCCTTAAATGTGATGCCGAGATTTTGGGCTTTTTGAGCTATTAGAATTTTGTCTATCTGCTCGCCCTTGCTGAACGTCTCTCTAAAGACGCAAAAAATAGTATAATGGACCTCATTAATAAAGTCTTTCTCATTGATAAAAGACTCTATGTCAGCAAAAGCTTCTGGATGCTTGATTAGCCCAGATATGGTATACTTCTCGATTTGAAGGGAGTAAATTGACATTAAAGATTGATATTAAATTTGTCCTTGAAAAACTGCTCTGACAGGTCTTTGACTTCATTTTCGTAAATTTCAATTAGATGAAAGTTATTCAAAGAAAGCCACTTTTCTTTTGCTACGTCTCTTTTGATGGACTTTAGATAGTTGAGTCTAGAGTCCCCGTGAAAAAACTTATTGAAAGCAGAATGCTGCTTGCCATGCACCTCTACAGCGATTTTAAGAGTTGCATTTACTATGTCTACTTTGAGTCTAGATCCAAATACAGGAAACTCTTCGTAAACGATATGATTCTTCCAGTACTTTTTAAGAAACTGTTTAGTATTGAATTGTACCTTGGATCGAGAAGAAGCATCCCAGTCAATCAAATATTGAGAGACATTTTTGCTTACAGCCTTTCCGTACACATTAAACAGCTTCATTTCTTAAGAGCGCTAATAAATTTATTGAATAGATATTTGGTAATATCTTGATGCTCTTCTAAGAAGTTCTTTAGGTTAGCCTCTCCTTGATGCTGCTTGGGCATTTCAAGATTGTTTTCAGCAAGCTCTTTGATAAGCTCATCTGTAATAGTAATCCAAGCTCCCTTGGCATGAGCGAACTCCCAAGCCAAAAGCTGATCCACAATCTCATACTCTACCCAAACGCTTGATCCATTGGAGCGTCCATACTTGATTGGATAGCGAACCTCTCTGCCAGACTTCTCGTTAGGAGTCTTCTTGAACACAATTTTGCACCAATGACCTACAGGATTGCCTTCGCCCTTAGCATTGGCATAAATGAAATCTTTATTCCATCTCTGCTGGAATTCAAGAATCCAATCTGAATAGTGAAGAGCAGCGTTTCCGCCGCTGGCATTAGTAACCTTCGGATCGCCCTTCTCGTATGGATTGATCTTGATGGAAGACCTAACCTGAGAAATGATAAAGCATACATGGCCTCTCGAAGAGAAAGCTGCCGCCATCTTTCGCAAAAGATCTGAAGTAAGCAGCGCCGCTCCAGCAGTCTTGTTCGCTTCAATGGCTGATTTAGCCAAGTCATTTCTAGGCACAAGAGCGTCAAGGCTGTCGATGATAAAGAAATAAATATTTCCATCATCATTGTCTTTGATAAGCTCTCGCATCGTATCGGTTACGAATTCGTAATCGTTAGTTGGGATAACTCGCCATTTGCTGGGATCAGTGTTGACTCCAGACCTTGAAACCATACTTTCACTGAGTCGGCCCTCTGATTTGATATAAATAATGCAACCCTTCTCAGGATGCAAGAGTTGAAAATTACGAGCAAACGACAAAGCGTTGCTGGTTTTGCCGCCTTCCGTAATGCCGGAAGAACGAATGATGCCGGGATGGATTCCTCCTCCCATTTCAATATCAAGAGTCAAGCTACCGCTGCTGACAACATAATCAATATTATTATCAAAAGCATAATGGTGATCTTTGTTTCTGCTCAGGATGCTGTCCAGCACCTTAAGCTTTCCTCCAGATGACTGTTCTGTTTCTTCTTGAGCTTCTTTCTTTGGTCTTGCCATATTATTGTTTATTAAAAATGTTTAGGAATTCTTTGAACGATGTGGGTTTTTTATTTACCTCCGTCGCAGGAGCAACAGAGGATTCTTCCAATTTAATTTCTTGCCTATCTGGAAATAGATTCTGATAAGCTTTAGCCTCTACAATGAATCTCTTGCCTTTGTCAGTCAAAAACCAACACATTGATGGGATTTTAATTCTTCCCTTTAAAGACATCAAAAACTCAAACCCATGCTCTTTGATTATGGTATTTGATATTTTTACTTCTTTAGGCCATTGGCAAGTCTTGGGCTCGAAAAGAAAGGCGTTTACTAGCTGCTGTCCTTCAGATAGTTTTCTTTCGCCCTTCTTTTTCGCAGTCATGCGCTCATTATGAGAGGCTTCTCAGCGCTTGTCAAGAAGACAGATGTCATGTTTGACCATCTTATCTACTAGATTTAAAAAGTTTACCTTTGGATTCCAGCCTAGCTCCTTTCTTGCTGGAGTAGAGTCGCCAACAAGAATATCTACCTCTGCTGGTCTGTAGAACTTTGGATTGATTGAAACTAGCGTAGAAGACAATGGCTCTTTCTTTAAAGCGTATTCTGTAGTTATAGAATACTCTTCGCTCAAATTAGACCCATGCCAATTACCATCAATATTTGCAATCTTAAATGCCGCCTCAATAAACTCTCTGATAGAATGAGTTTCATTACTAGATAAGACGTAATCCTTTGGCTTATCTTGATTCAACATCTTCCATACGCCATCTACGAAATCTTCTGAGTCTGACCAATCTCTTTTCGCGTCTAGATTTCCTAGTTCAATTGGGGCGAATGGTTGATTTTCTAGAATAGCTTTATAAATTCTAGCCACTCCCTTAGTAATCTTTCTGGTGACAAACTCTTCGCCACGCTTAGTTCCTTCATGGTTAAAAAGAATACCATGCACAGCGTACAAGTTGTAAGATTCTCTATAAACCTTTACAGCGTGTCTTGCTGCGGACTTAGAGGCTCCATATGGGCTTCTTGGCCTGATTGGGTGACAGATGTCTTGAGGGCAATAAGCAACGTCGCCAAATTCTTCGCTAGAGCCAGCGGAGTAAAACTTGCAATCTGGCTTGAATCTGCGGATAGCTTCGAGGCACCGAACTACGCCGGTAGCATTGG